ATTTTAGGCATGATTTAACCTCGTTTTTTAGAACGAAGAAATTTCAAAATTTGAATACTGAGCTTTTCTGGTTGGGCGAAATCAGGCGCATTTAAGCGTTGAATACAGAGGGTGTCTAGACATACAGGTGCTGAATGCACACTTTTGTTTTGAGTGTTCATAACGGTTTTCTCAGTGACAAGTTATAAAACCTGACAACATCCTTCCTACGGGATGGTGGCAGACTAAGCAGGGTGTAGGAATACCGTTCACTGAGTACGGCCAGCACAAGGCTGCCCTGCCTAGCCTACCGTAACGACTGACTAAACAGTTGGCAAAAAAAATGCCGCATAAGCGACTTTGTTTTGCGCTCAGTGATGATAAAACAGGTTCCTACGCCCGTTCACAGTTTTGCTGTGATGTATGCAATATAACGATGATTTTTTTTGAAGTCAACTAATGTAGAAAATTTCATTCTTTTATATCTCTAATACTTAATTCTATTTGTATATAGAAGAAAGTTTCTTTTTGATACAATGCGTTAGCTCATACTGAGCTAATGGATCGGGTCATTTTGAGTCGATGCATGGGGGCAATTTTTAGTTAAATTTACAGGTTTTTTTAATACAGCTTAAAGTGAATGAAGCCTTTTAGATTTAGGTTGAATAGCTTACTTAACTTTGTTAAATTGTGAGTGAATGCAAGTAATTACTTTAAACTAAAATAGCCAAAAACAGGTTATGTAAACATGCAAAATTCTCAAAAAGCAACTTTAGCAATACAAAATTCATTATTACATCCAATTCCACATATTTATTTTGATTGGAATGCAATTCAGGATTTGAAACAAGATATTTTTGAGAAAATTGATTTTGATATAAACGCTCAAGAAAAATGGCAGAAATTTTTAGATGTAAAGAAAAAGTATAAAGTTCCATTATCTGAAGCTCATTGTAAGGATTTAGGAAAAACTACTCAGAAAGAATGGGTTGATATTGATCTGAATTTTCTAGAAAAAAACTTTATGGATGATAGTTGGATATTTGAAGTATTCTTTACAGATGTGATAAGAATTTATCTGGCTTTTTCATCTAAAAATATTAAAGATGATTTTGAGAAAAAATCAGATATAAAATCATTTTATGAATCTTTTAAAAATAGAGATAAATTCCCTAAAAATGAAATTAATATTTTCCACTCTGATGTTAAAATTGATCTTGATAGTGTCCATGATAGTAATGTATTGAAAAAATATATTATAGAGAATGATGGATTTTTAAGTGGGAAGGTTTTAGAGTGCTTCATTGAGGAATGGAGAGTAAATAATAAAAATAAAGAGTATATTAAGATTTTAAGAAAAAGTTTTTTGGATTTATCATTAGGAAATAATCCTATTTATAAAAATTATAAAAATTCTGAACAGTTTGAATTTTTAATTAAAGGTTTAATAGATTTCATGGGAATTGAGGATAGCAATATTGATTCGCACAAAGAGTTTATTGGGAAATTCATTGAATTTTCAAATGTCGATTTTCGCAATATTAGTACAAGGATTTTTATTGTTTTTAGTCTTCTAAATTTAACACCAGCGTACGGTGATAAATATAGGAAAAAAAATAAACCGTCTAATACGGAAGCTGATATGTATCATGTAATGGCAGCGTGGAGAAGTAGTTATTTTGTGACTAAAGATGATGGTCTAAGAGATAAAATTCATGCTATCAATAAACTTTTAGATTTGAATATTAATGTTATAACTTTAGATGAATTATTAGTAATGTAATTATTTTGGTGATTTTATGGAAAGCTTGGTTTTTTTTTACTCGTGGCAGTCAGATTTAAATAAAAAATATAATAGGTTTTTTATCAAAAATGCAGTTAATTCAGCGTTTACTCACTTTGCTGAGGTATATGATTTAAAATTACTAGAAGCAACAGATGAAACTGCTGGAAGTCCACATATACGTGATGAGCTTTTATCTAAGATTAGACAAGCAGATTTTTTTATTGCTGATGTAAGTGCTATTACTGATGTTAGAAATCCAGAGAGTCAACTACCTAAATTGATATCAAATTCTAATGTTATGATGGAACTGGGTTATGCTGTAGCATATTTAGGTTGGAGTCGAATAATTCTAATTTGCAACGAAGCTTATGGAAAAATGGAGTTATTACCATTTGATGTGAGAGGACATCGTGGAACTCCATATCTACTTGACGATGAGAATTATAATAATAAGAAAATTATTGAAAAAAAATTTGTAGCTAGTATTAAAGATGCCGTTGATGCTCTATTGAAATATAACATAGCTAAACCAAAAATATTGGATGAAGATATAGAGAAAAAAGAAAGAGATTTATATCAACTTGAAAAATTTTTAGAAGCTTTAAAGGCGAATAATAATAATATAAGAAATTATTTTGATAGTTTTGGTGAGGTTCTGGATCATGAGTTCTTAAATGATTTTGATATGTTATTTGATGTTTATAATGATTTCTCATTTCAATTTTATGACCAAAAATTGAAAGAAATTATTGATAAAGTTTATTTAAATTATAAATATATTTATGATAATGATGATTTTTATTATCCTCATGACACGAAAAACTTTTCAAGACTTGATGGTAGAAGGGTTAATCAAGAGTATCAAGATGAATTCAAAATATTTAAAGCAGGAATGATTGATAATTTGAAGATGTTTAAATCTAATCTTAAAGATTTTTGTGATTATGTTAGAACTTACTATTTAGAAGTAGATATAGATAAGTATTTTTAGTAAAAATCCCTCTAGTTTTAGAGGGTTTTTTTTATTAAGATTTAAGCAAATTTTTATGGTTAAGAATAAAAGCAAGACCCGTACCACATAGCAAACCAAAAGTTAACATAATTAAAATAGATGAAAGATATCCTAATATACTGGAATTGGTTGGATCAGGATTGTTTTGAGTAAAACAAATTACAGCTAAAACTACTCCAATAAACCACGCTGAAAGAGTATAAAAAAGCTTGGGAACTTGGTTTATCACATTATCTATAATTTTAACAATGAAAAGTTCATTTGGAACCGCTCTTTGAATTAAATTTAAAATGCCAATTACTGTTAGTGATGCAAACGCTAATATAATAGTTTCTGTAGCATCTAAACTTTTTAATTTTGCGTTAACAAAAACAGCAAGTAGTTTTTCATTCCTCAAGAAATTACTTGTAAATAGTACGCATAAGAAAAAAATAAATATTTGAGAAATGAAAATAATAATTTCAGTGATTAAAAACTCTGCTACTGTTTTCTTTTTATTGATAAGTACTTTTTCTCTAATGTTTTTCGGCAAATATGTTTCAAGATCACGCTCAGGGTTATTGGGTATCATAATTTAAATCCAGCTCGAATTTATACAATATACCCAAATTGGTAATGCAACGCCACCTTGTAGAGCAGGCATTAAGTAATGTAGTGAAAGCCTTATTAGATATATAATTAAATGCCTGCCTCTAATTCTAATTGTGTGATTAATCCGTTGGACTTGCTGTAGGTATGCGTAGCTTTTTCTACAATCCATTTCAAACGATTAACTTCCTTTTTAAAGCCATCGAGTTTGACAGGGGACTCGGTGCTGATTTCAGGCATGCCCAATGCAAGGTTAATGCTGAACTTTGCCATTTGTCTTTTGATTTCTGCCATTTTTGCATCTGTCGCACGTTGCGCCTCCTCTCGACTGGCAAATGTCCCTTTAATGACTTTGGTCTTGGTTGATGGATCATTACCACCACCACGTTTTTCGGGATTACCTGAGGTCACTCGCTGTCGTTTAGCTTTTCCTAAATCTTGGTAGCCTGCAGAAACACCGGTGTAATCTGATTCCCGATCTTGCTCGTTATAACGGAATTGATCGCCATCACTCCTGTTCACCGTAATTGATGACAAATCTTGACCTGAAGCGGATTTAGCTGTGCCAGCCTTAAAAATAAGTAAACGATCTTTTTTGACTGCCATTTCTGCACCATTGGTCTTTGCTATACGTGCCAAAAGATTGAGATCAGATTCATTGGTTTGATCGATATGATTTAAATTTATGGCTTTTAAATCGGCAGTCATGATCAGTTCTAATTGATGGTTTCTCGCAATTTCATTTGCAACCTCACCAAAAGATTTGCGGTGATATGATTTTGACTTTGCAACTTTAATGCTGCTCTTAAAATTAGCGCTCGAGGCTTTTACGGTGATGGCATCTGCAGGACCTGACCATTCAGCCTCATCGACAATGAAATCACCTTTATCGTGAAGTTCTTCACCAATGAACCCCATTTTACAATTCAGTCTTACTCCTCGTTTGGGTAATTCCAAAGCTCCGTCACTATCATCAAGTACAATGCTGAGTTCATCTGCTTCATTGGCTCGATTGTCGGTTACAGTTACGCTAATGATTCGACTTAGAATTAAATCATTTAAGGGCTTATTGTCTGCAGTAATCAGGCATGTTGGTGTTTTTATCATGTGATAACCTCATCTGTGTTTTCAGGTGCAGTTTGCTCCTCGATGCGCTCATCATCGGTGCGAGAAAGTTTTAAGGTGAAATCAACTTTTCGGGGGACGCCATTGTCTAAAAGATAAGTCTTGGTTTCATCAATATTGTCGATGACATAGACACCGTATAAATAACCGCTGCCATCCATAAGAACAAAGCCTTGGCCAGTACTTGCCATGCTTGCAAGTTCATCAATCGCATAGCGACGCCCGAACCCGTATTCTTCATAAATTAGACCAGGTAAAGTTACGGTATCTGAACCAACACCGGTGTATTGCTTTTTGGCTCTGCCTGCAGCCACTTCATTTTCAGCATATTTCCACGCACGTTGTCGCTGAATTTCGGTAAAACTCAAGGTATCGATTTTAAATAAAAACTGTCCAAGGCTCATTAACATGGTGTATTCCTAGTCCTGGTCGCTATAACTACGGTTTTGAGCTGAAGTGACAGACTGCTGCCAATTCTTTAATTTTTGATCCATTAATAAACCAACAGCCTGAGTATCAGAAACCCCTGAGATATGAATCTGTGCCGGTGCAAAATGATTGATTGATGTTTTCGCTTGAGGCAAGCGTAAAGGTACAATCGGCTGCGTTTGAATCGTTTTAGTGGGGATCGTGGTTCCAGTTGCTGCAGTATTACTAAATTGCGGAATTTGAGGAATTTTTGGAATATTCACAAAGGGGATTTTGTTCAGTCCAGTAATGAGCATATTGACAACGCCAATCACTAATCGAATCGGCGAAAGTAAATGATCAACAATACTTGCTCCCACGGCCACTACACCGCCTTTAAAGTTTTCCCATGCAGCCATAGCAGCGCCAACAAATATCACGATTTTGGCTGCAGTCTCGCCCAACCATCTGCCAATAGTCACAAAGGATTGGATAAATATACCTGCAAGTAGACCAATAAATTCACCCAATATTTTGCCGTAATTAGTGGCATTTTGGAGTTCTTGGTTAGAAGCTTGCATTGGTGTCAGTATTTCACCCAATACGCCTTTAAATGCATTCCATGCGCCTATCAGCGCATCCCAAAGTGGTTGTAAGGGTGCAAGTGAGGTTTTGATGTTATTAAATGCGCTACGAATTGCATCTATGGCAGGCGTAAGGCCAGTTTTTAGACCATCCCAAAACCCTTTAAAGAATGCTTTGATCGGCCCCCAATATTTATAGATGACAAATGCGACCAGGGCGATTGCTGCAATAATCCAAGTCAAAGGATTGGTAAGTAGGGCAATGCTCATTGCCCGTAAACCTACAAGCAATAAGGGAATCACACGACTGGTCAAGAAAGTAAAAGCGCGACTTACAAGTTGAATGGTTTTTGCTATGAGTGTGAAACGGCTCGGTAGGCCGATACCTAGCTTGCCTGCAACGGTTCGCAATACAAACATTAAAATAGCAAGCTTGGTAATGCCTGCAATCACTCCAACAATGGCCCCAAAAAATAAGTTGGTGGTGTATCTAATACTTAACATCGCCACTTTAAACATGATCAATTGCATAGCAATTTTGGCAAGGGTACGTACAAGCTCAGGGTTTGCATCCACCCAATTTTTGACTCGATCAATGATTTCTGTAACTTGTTGGATGAAAGTACGTAAGTCATTGCCAAGCACTTTTTGTATGGAAATACTAAAATCTTGCCAAGCACCGCCCATATTTTCGATATCGCCTGAAAGATTATCTTTTAAAATCGCAGCAGCTCGTGCAGCTGCGCCTTCAGAGTTTTCGAGCTCACTGGTGAGTTGCTTAATCTTATTTACAGTTTTGCCTGTGTTTTCATCAAGTATTGCTGTTTGATCAACCAATACAGCCATTGCTGAAGCAGCTTCGACACCTGAAATATCTGAAATGAGTTCTAGACGTTTTTGTGAACCCATACCTGCAGTGGATTTTCGAATATCATCCAAAATATCAGACATATCACGTAGATTACCTTTGGTATCTACGGTAGTGACATTTAACGACTCAAGCGCAGCTTTGGCTGCTTTTGGTGGGGATGCTAAACGCAACATGATGCCACGAAGCGAAGTACCGGCTTGAGTATCAAGAATATTATTATTTCCCAATAGGCCAGCCATTGCGGTGGTTTCTTCAATACTTGCACCATATTGCTTGGCAACGGGTGCAACATACTTCATGGTTTCCCCTAAACCTTGAACACTGGTTGCAGTGGCATTGGTGGACTGTAAAAATATATCATTAACTCGGTTGATATCCTTGGCTGCTAAACCGAATCCATTCAGTGTACCTATGGCAATTTGCGCTGCCTCAGCAAGTTCGACCTTGCCTGCTTCAGCCAATTGTAATGTACCGCCTAAAGCCTCATGGATCTGCTTCGGATTAAAACCGCCTGAACCTAAATTGAATTGTGCCTCTGCAGCTTCCTTTGGACTAAATGATGACGCTGCGCCCCATTTACGCGCATCATCCTCAAGCATTTTCATTGTTTTGCTGTGTTTTTCTAAATCTAAAACCGCCTGAACACCACTCATTTGTTTTTCAAACTCAAGGGCAGGTTGAAAAAACTTATAAAGACCTGCGCCTGCAGCGATACCGCCTATGGCCATGCTTTTAAATTCTTCTCGCATTGCTGCTCTACTTTCAGCAAGTTTGGCATTCCATTGATCTGTTTTATTGAGGACTGCGGATAATGCATGATCTACATGACCATATTCAGTCACCAACATTTTTGTTGCTGATCGAACGGCATGGGAATATTTTTCTGTTTGTTTTAGGGATTGATTATATTGTTGTGCATCTGAACCGCCTAAAGTTCGATTTAAGCGGTCAATGCTCCGGGTAAGATCTTCAATAGAATTTTCGGTGTTATCCGAATTCTGACGAATCATTTTAAGAGGACGAGTAGCTTCATCCACGATCATTAAAATTGCACTTAGACTTAGACTACTCATATTTTTACCTGGTCAATGATTGACATCAGAACGTGCGCGCGCTCGTTCATTCCATTGCATTAATTCTTCTATTTCCCAATGTTCACAATCTTTCGGTGTCCAATGAAAAACCACAGCAAGGTTCGCTATGACGTCATCAACGCTGCTTGGGATTTGGCTTTCGCACTGACTAAAAAACTGGTGAGCTCCACTGTTAAAGTGGTGTAGTCAGATACATCCATGGCGTTTAATTCAGCCACATTAAGGGCAGGTTGAGTGACACGGGTAAGTACGGTATTCACCGCATTAATTTCCCACTTGAGCACATCCTGTAGGCTTAAATTGCGTAAAGTACCGACGTTGGGTTTACGAATTTGAATTTCAGTAATTTGAATCTCACCTCGAAGGATGGGGTTTTCTAAAATTGCTGTTTTAACATTCGGATCTGTGATGGTTTCTGAATTAAGTGCTTGAGTGGTTTTTTCAGTTGCTTTAGTCATGATTTTCTCTGATTTAAATATAGAAATGGGGGGTAAAACTTGGTCTATTAAAGACCAAGTAATCTTTTGATATCGGCAACGAGATTACTGTCACCAAAGCGTTCAATACCTCGAATGAAATCTAGTTCAACTTCGATCACCCCATCGACTTCCATGCGGTAATAGGTGTAGTTGTAAGTCATTTTAATTTCAGTTTTATCGCCATTTTTTGAGGCACCAGGATCAAGCTCCAATGCCTGGCCACGCATATAAATTTCGACATTTTGAATCTTGCAGGTATCTTGATTCTCGTAAATGCCGACATAACGCACAGGTAAATCGTTGGTCCCACATACCCCCAATTGTCGGTATTGTTTGACGTCAAAACCTGCATA